GCTACTCGAATCTCGGCTCGCGCCTTCATTGGCAAAATGTACATGTTTCATTATGATCCAAAATATAAAGATACTCTACCTGTGTGGGATAAGTTTCCGCTAACAATACCAATTGAAATCTACGACGATGGGTTCCTTGGATTGAATCTACATTATCTCGATCCATACAGCCGCCTTGTTCTCATTGATCGACTACACGACTTCATAAACAACGATAAATATGACGACACGACCGTTTTCCGTTTGTCATATGATCTACTCTCGAAATCTAGAAGATATAAACTAATCGAGTGCTGTGTAAAACGATATTTGTCAGATCATATCATGTCGTCTCTCATATACATCGAACCAGATAATTGGGAAACTGCGATATTTCTTCCAACAGCAAAGATGGTGTATAATCGTTAATGGCTACAGAAATTGAAAATCCAGAAATAGAAGAAGTTGTTGTCAGCGCAAGTACTCCGACATATCGGATCTATGATCCAAGCAAAATGCTTAATCAGAACTTGCTTAAAAGTTCTAAATTTGCAATCCGAATTCCAAGTTTACCAGAAGTTACTGATCTCAGAGGTGAGTTAGATATTTCTAGTCAAGAATTCACATTTCTTTGCGATTCAATTGAATTTCCAGGGCAGACGCTCACAACAACAGAACACCGCATTCCTGGTCGATTTAAGATGAAGAATGCATATCAACGTGATATGAACGAAGTTACATTGACATTCTATCACAATACCAAGTTACCAATTTATAAAATTTTCTCAGATTGGATTAGGAATATCTCACCAACAAGCACAAACAATGAGTATTTCGACGATTATGTTTGCAGTGAAATTCAACTTTTTCAATTTGAAGACACAGTAGGAGACAGAGGACTGTTTTCTACATTTGAGGAATTTACAAATTTGACTGCAGCGGGAATAGCAGGTAGGGCTACATCCAAATCCTTTACAGTAAAACTATTTAATGCATACCCATTAAATTTCGCATCGATGCCTTCAAATTGGGCTGATGATGGATTCCAAAAAATGACAGTAACATTCTTTTATGAGTCTTATGAGGTATTCTTATCTGATGCAACAGTCAGATTTAGCGATATTCTTCGCAACGTTCAATAACTTTTTTCGCAGATCCAAGTACAGGAATAGTAAACGCATAATGAGGTTTTGATATGCCATTGCCAAAAATAGATTTACCAATCTTTGAATTGAAGATATTATCTTATCCACTACCAGTAAAATTTCGACCTTTCTTGGTGAAAGAAGAAAAGTTATTATTGATGGCTCTTCAGAGCAGCGATGAAGAATCAATTTATAAGACGATTAAACAAGTCATCAATAACTGTTTAGTTGATGATGTTGATATTGATAAACTTCCAATTTTTGATATTGAGTATTTGTTCTTGAATATTCGAGCAAGATCAATTGGAGAGAAGGTTGAAACAGCCTTTATTTGCCGTAATGTGGTTGGTAAAGAACCAGATGAAAATGGAGTAGAGGTTGATGTCGAATGTAAAAATGTGATGCAAGTTGGTATTAATGTTCTTGACATTAAGCCACCTAATGATGATGTGCCAACAAAAGTATATGTTACGGATAAAATTGGATTGCAATTGAAGTTTCCGACTCTTCGATCGTTTAAGAGCGTTGATTTGATGCTTCAAAATCCAAGTAACAATGCAGTGTTTGATATGATTTATGATTGCACTGAATATGTGTTCGATGAAAATGGAATGTACTATGTTAATGAATCGCCAAAAGAAGAATTTGTTCTGTTTTTGGAATCATTAACTCAAGAACAATTTGATAGAATCACAGCATTTTTTGAAAAATTGCCAAAGATTGAATATGATATTGATACAAAATGCAGTAAGTGTGAGTTCGAACACAAGTTACATTTGGAGGGACTCAACGATTTTTTTATCTAACCTTTCGTGATGCTAATTTGAAGAGTTACTATAACAATATGTTTACGCTAACTCACCAATACAAATATACTTTGACTGAACTTGAAAATATGATACCATGGGAACGCGATATGTATATCTCAATGGTAAATTCTTGGGTTAGAGAAGAAACGGAGAAAGTTAAACAAAGGAATGTTGAATCTCAAAACGATTTAAAGAACATGTTTAAAAATATTAAACGCAGTAAGAGAAGATAATGTCATTAGCAAGCATAGCAACTAATCTTTACACAATACAATCACGAAAGAATGTTCCGTTAAAAACGGCATTCTCAATGATGGTTCGAGAAGATATGGCTATGCGTTTCTCTGTTTACAATTTGGTGAGAATAATTACAAAATCTGAATTTCTGGCAACGGTTGCGCAAACTGCATATGGAAAACGAACTCCAATGCAAAAAGCACAAGACGAAGAAGATCGTAAGAGAGAAATGAATGATCAGAAGTTTAAGGTCTACACACAGGTTACATTCGCTCGAATCAATAACAGATTGAACCTTTTGACATCAATTGCAGAGCGCAACAGTCAATTGATTATGAACTTATATTCTGAACTTGGATATTTTCGTGGACAAAGAAAAATGTCCTTCAACTCTAGTGCTGGGTTTGCCACAAGAGTGATGTTACCATCGAAAACAGTTAAAACTAAAATCGAAGAAATTGAAAAACAATTATATGAACTCAGCAATGTAAAGAAAACTCGTGTACGACCACGCGGTGCTGCGGCAAAAAAGAAAACTGGTGCTGGTGCGCAAACAAACCAAGATAGTGGAAGTATCGCGAATTTTATTCTTGCAAATCCTGGATTAGCGATGGCAATCGCTGCACCTGCGCTCGGTATAGGAACAGCTGCACTTGCAGGATATGCTGCATATAACCTTCCGACGACACTCGGAAGGTCTATCGATAGATTTAAAGGAGAAACTCCAACATATTATAATAACAAGGGCGAGGTAATTACTGATCCAGAAGCAATACAAAATGCAGAGTCATTAGCGCAAAAAACCGATCCACTTTTATTGTCTGGTGGCGTAGCTGCTACGACAGCAATCGGAATAAAGGCTGGATCGATGATATCTTCAACTGCTGGAAAAATTAAACAAGGAGCTATATCAAGAGATATAAACAACAGAATAGCACAACGGACTGGTCAAACACCATTAGATGCTGCCAACTCACGAAGATTATACAGAGCTTATCAACAGAACAGAGATTTAAATGCACCTGGATTGCAACAAACAGCTGCAGAAAGAGACAAAGCTGTAAAAGCCAGAGCAGAAAGAATATACAATCGCGAGGTGGTTAGTGAATGGTCAAAACTACTCCCAATATTAAGAGGATTGACTAAAGTTGTTGCAGTTGGAAAGGCAGCAGACATAACATACACGCTATCAACTATGAGCACTTTTGTTGCTGAAAGAACAAGTGGTAAAATATCAGATTCAAAATTTAAAGAGAAGATGATATCTGGTTATTCAAAATTGATAACATCGGTTGGTATCGCACCGATTGCAGCAGGACTCGGCGCACTCGCGGGCACATCGGTGTTTCCAGGTTTAGGTACACTTACTGGAGGAGTTCTTGGCGGCATTGGTGGCACACTTATCGAGCTTTATCTTGAGAACATTGCGGATAACGATAACCTTATAAATCAAGGTATTACCAGCACTGCAACTGCTTTATTTAAATTGTTGCACGAAAATGCATCAGTTTCTCAGTATATGCCAACCGCAATGACGATAAAATCAGAAGGCACTAACGTTATATCAAATCTGGGTGGTGCGGTTGGCGATCTAAGTTATTATACGGGTGGTAGAGGACAATCTGGTGCGGCTACAGGTGGAATAGAAGCCATTTTAGCAACAATAAGAACTAAAGAATCTGGTAATAATTATCAAGCAGATGTGATGAAAAATGCCGATGCGCAAGCGCGAGCTAAAGCATTGGGGTATGGTAAGGCTAGTGCTTCTGGTGCATATCAGTTTGTGGATAGTTCTTGGCAGGGGTTGACAAAAAAGTATGGTATTGGAACGCAATACAAAAGAGCAGTCGATGCTCCACCAGATGTTCAAGATCGTGTTGCAGCTGCGTATGTGAATGAGATTTTAGTTGCTACAGGCGGCGATGTTTCTAAAGTTCCAGTTGCATGGTACACTGGTAATATTGAAGGTAAGATAGATGCTCGAGCACTAGCAATGAACCCTGGACTATCAGTCGCAAAATATCAAGAATCTTGGCTTTCTCAATATGCAAAAATGGGTAATAGCACTGCAGGTGACATAAGACGAAATGTCGCTACTGCCGATACTGTGAGAACATCACCACCACCACTCACTGTTTCTACTACAAATGCACCAGTTGCTACTATACCTTCTGCTGAAGATAAACCAAAAGTAGAACAAAATGTTGAAGCAGCAATTGAGGCTAAAGTCGCTTTGGGGCAAGTTAATATAGTACAGAATCAAATGGTTGCTGCAGTTGGCGCATTGAATCAAAAAATTGTTGATGTGACAAAAAAGACTACAACAGAATTCCCATTCACATCGAATCCAGAAGCAGCAATCAGTTCTTACAGAGCATAAAAAAGGGGGACTTAAAGTCCCCCCGAAAACACCTACCGTTTTCTAATCGAAATTACTCAGCAGCAAGTTTCTCGAAGAATGCCATATCGTCATCTTCGACGCTGACATTCTCAGCAGTGACCTTCTTGGCTGGAGCAGAACGAATGACAGGAGCGGCTGCTTCCTCATCATCAACACGCTTTGCAGATGCACCAGCAACGCCACCAGCACCAAGAACCTTATCCAACTTCGCCTTGAGTTCATCATAGGACTTGAAGTTATCAGCCTTCAAGAAATCCTTGAGCGAATGTGCTGACTTCCAAACCTGCTCAATCTTCGCATCGTCGCTATCGAACAACGCAGCAGGAGATTCAAACTCCGACTTGTCATAGTTGCGATAGCCTTCGACGTTACGAATCTTGACCTTGAAGTTTGCACCCTTCCAAAAATCGAAAGGATTCATTGGAGTCTCATCAGCAAACTGCGGCTCAAGTTGCTCCTTGATCTTGTCGAAAATCTTCTTTCCGAACTTGAACAAGAACACCTTGCCCTCATTTTGCGGACGCTTGGCGTCAGAGATCACAAGAACGTTTGCGATATAGGTCAACTTGCGCTTCTGCTTACGAGCAATTTCCTTGTTGGCTTCAACGCCAGAATTCCAAAGAACTGTGTTGTACTCAGAAACGGGGTCAGTTTTGCCAAGAGTTGTGAGAGAATTCTCAATGTACCAACCACCTGGACCTTGGAATCCGTGCGACCAGATTTGAACCCAAGGAAGACCATCTTCACCGTCGACTGCTGGAGTATCGAGGAATCGGATAACTGCATATCCGTTGCCAGCGGCGTCAACTTCTGGTTGCCAAAAACGATCATCAACGTTCTTGCCACCACCATTACCTGCTGAAGATGCTTCAACTGCCTTCTTCAATTTGTCAAGGGACGAACCCTTCTTAAGACTTGATAGACTCATTTATATTCTCCGTATAGCGTTGTATTAATGTATATCGACTTGTCCACTTTCTTCATCACCATATCATTATATATCATTTCAGTCTGCAAGTAAAGTTTCTTTTGTTAGAAGTTTATACTTGTCGACGTTCACTGCAAGAAAGGCTCCATATTTGCGAATCTTTCTTGACACTTTGGGATAGATGATATCATCTGAAATCTTCTTGTCCCAAATTCGAATAAAGTCGAAGATGTTATTGAGGATAACCATCGTTTCAATCGTAACATCTTTTTGGAGAAATGTGACTAGCAGTTTTGGAAACTGCCCATCTTCGACTTTAAATAAATCATTGAATGTTTCTTTCGTCGCAATCTTTTGCAGATCCTCGACATAAATCTTGCTCATGGAATCCGTGGTTCGTTTCCAATCCCGATAAGTTTCTTCAGCCTCGTCTTCAAGCAATGACTTGGTCCAATTATCGTCACTGTGTACAAAATTAGCAACCAGAAATGGAACCATCTCATCGTCGCGATACTTGCGCGCAAGACGATGGAATAGAAACTTGTCACGACGTTTTTGAAATGCATCTATCGATACTCGAGTCTTGCCATCATAATGGAAGAAGTTATAATTCTCTGAGGTGAAGTGTAACTTGATGGCTTGATAAGTGCAATACAAATCGTAACCGTTCAAACTTTTCCTCGCTTAAACTGTTCTAGTAGAGCGCGCATCTTTGCTTGCGTCTCATCATCAATCTCGGTCGCATCTTCTGCTTTATTCTTTTCTGCTTCGTTCACTGCCGTCACCAAGTCACTTGCACTTTGCGTTCCTGTAAAGAATGCAGGAAGCAATAACCACCAAAGAGATGACTTTGTCGCATAAATCATGATGCCAGTGAATGTCCACACAAACACATTCCAGATTAGAATCTGCCAAGTCATATCGGCAATTTCCCAATCTTTGGTAGATATCTCAAATCCATTGCTTCGCAATGAATGATGCTTTTCAAAGATTCATTGATAAGAGTTGCAGCAACTTCGATCTCAAGATTATTTCTTTCGCAATAAGTTGTGATTGCATCCATATGATCAATTCTTTCTTTTATTGCCATTTCCATAATCATAATAGAGAAGTTATTTTTTTCTTCGCGAGTTGCCAT